CGCCTATCGCATTGCCGATAACAAGCTGACCGAGCTCGGCGAATGGGACGAGGCGATGCTACGCGACGAGATCGCAGGGCTCTTGGCGGAAGATTTCGACCTCGATCTGCTGGGCTTTTCGGACGAGGATCTGGATGCGCTTCTACAGGATCCAGAAACGGCGGGTGACGATGGGGCCGTCGAGGGCGAGGATGAAGTCCCGGAGCCGCCAGTTGACCCGGTGTCGGTGGCAGGCGACCTTTGGCAACTTGGATCGCATCGGCTGATCTGTGGTGACAGCACCAGCGCCGATGTTGTTGGGCGCCTTCTCGGGAGTGTCAAACCGCTGCTGATGGTGACCGATCCACCCTATGGTGTTGAATACGACCCGTCCTGGCGCAACCAAGCTGGCGCGGCCAAGACCAAACGCACCGGCAAAGTACTCAATGACGACCGTGCGGATTGGCGCGAAGCCTGGTCGCTTTTCCCCGGTGATGTGGCCTATATTTGGCATGGTGCCCTGCATGCGGCCACCGTGGCCGACAGTCTGATCGCGGCGGGCTTTGCCATCCGCTCCCAGATCATTTGGGCAAAAGACCGGCTGGTTCTGAGCCGCGGCGATTATCACTGGCAGCACGAGCCCTGCTGGTACGCAGTACGCGCCAAGGGCAAGGGCCACTGGGCTGGCGATCGCAAACAAACGACGCTCTGGCAGATCGCCAACAAGGACCAAGATACCGGGACAGTTCACGGTACTCAAAAGCCCGTAGAATGCATGCGCCGCCCAATCTTGAATAACTCGAGCCCGGGCCAGGCGGTCTATGAGCCCTTCATGGGATCCGGCACTACGCTCATCGCGGCGGAAACCACCAGGCGCATTTGCTACGGGGTAGAACTGAACCCGGTTTACGTCGATGTAGCCATCGAACGCTGGCAAGCCTTCACCGGCGAAGAGGCTGTTCTGGCAGACAGTGGTGAAAGCTTTACGATGCTCAAATCGAAACGGGTTACCAGATGATGCGTCAGCATTTCAAAAAAGGGCCCGCCGAAGCGGGCCTTAAAGTGAGGCAGTCTTGCGGCGAGCAGGCCACAAAAAAGTAGGTATCTACAGGGCATAGAACCTTCATCACCTATCCGATAGTCAGTCTCGATTCGCAAGATGAGAGCAACATGTTGAATAAAGCCTGCTGCAAACCACATCATTTAGACAAAATGATGCGGTAAACACGACCACGTTGAGGATCCGAAGCTGAAGAAATTGGCAAGGCGAGCTTCTTTTTTAAGACGCCAGATATCATGCCGCGTACACTATGGGGTGCCCAACTCGCCACTTCAACTATCTCGGCAATTGAGGCACCTTCTGGGCGCTGAAGCATTCCGATCAAAAGGGCCCGCTTGGTGCCTGTCCGGATAGAGACCTGCTTATGGCCTTCATATGCGTTTGAGGCCACTTCTGTGGGATTGCCAGCCGTCCGAGCCTTCCGGATAGTCCTAAACGTATTCGCTAACACTGGATCAACGCCGACAGCATGAAGCCCAGCCTCAGTTGCGATAAGGGTCGTACCCTGCCCATCGCTGGTCTCGCGCCAGAGCGGCTCATTGCGACGTGTATTGAACACGACCTCTTCAAGCCAACCGCGCTCGACCATCTTGGTGACGGTCATCTTGGCCGCAGCGCCAGCCAGCCCGTCGGGCAACGGCATGGCCAAGTTACCGGGGCGGGATGCGGCGCGGGTGAGTATAGTGGTTTGTGTATTGGTGAGTTTGGGCATGGTCTGCTCCTTTTTAAAAAGCCCCGTGAAACAGGTCAGTGGGCATCATCCATCGCGGCAGTGACCGCGAAGTGCTGCACCCAACCGGTTAGGTAAGGCAGCCCAGCAGGGATGCCGTGCACACGTTCGGTCTTGCGGTCGATGCGCCAGCCCTGCCAGCGGCGGATCGCGGCGCCGATGGCGGCCTCGAGCCCGATATTGCAGCCAGTCAAGTTGCCAACGACATCGTCGGCGAAGTGGCGGCCCATATGACTGTCGAGAAAATCGCCGATGCCGATGATCTCCTCGTCGCTGTTCGCGTGGATGGCGTCAGCGATCAGTCGAGAAGCAAGGCTCCAGACCTCTGAGCTGCGGCGGTCGCGCTCTGGGCAAATGGTTATGGTTCGGAAAAATCCGTAATCCTCGTTGCGGCTGGACAGGATGGTTGAACAGCTCATTGCTCCGCCCTCCACTCTGTCCACACTCCGTCTTTCCAAACATAGAGATGAGAGAGTTCGCAGGTTGGCCGCGCGAGGAACCGGGGCGGCCGAGGCGGGTCGAAACAATCCAGCGCCTCGGCGCTGACCTGCCGGATTTCCTGAGCGGCTAAGATGTCCTCGGGCGTCCAAGCGGCCAGCGCGGGTAGCATGTGCTCGGGGTAGCCATCGTAGTGGACGTATACATGCGCCCATTCTTCGGGCCCGGTTTGGATGGCGATCTGTGCGCGAGTGCTCATAGGATCGCCCTCACTTCTGCTGCGCAATCAGCGCGAGGAGGACCGCCGCCATGCCGCCCAGGTATTCGCTGCGGCGGAACACGATCTCGTCGATGTGGCTGGCGTTGTCGATCTCGGGGTTAACCGCGAGATCGTCTGCCATGTGCGGCATCAGGCGTTTGGCCTCGGCGTTGTAGCGAGCAGCTAGGGTCATTTCGATTTCTCCAATCAGGCAATTTGCTTGATGTGAGACTCGCTCTTAGCCGAAGTATAATCAACTCAAATAGACATATATTTCTGTTTATTTTCAATATATTGGTGCTGATTCAACCGCAATGGAAGGTATGTCAGAACGCGCCTATGCCGAGCATGCCGGGATCTCGCGCGGGGCCGTACAGAAGGCGCGCAAGACCGGTCGGCTGGTGCTTTTTGCAGACGGGTCCATCAATGTCGTGGCGTCCGATGCGCGGCGCGGTTCAGCCACCGATCCGGATCAACAGATGCGCTCACGCGGTGGTATCAGTGCCGCAAGTGAAGGGCCTGCGCCTGCCGTCTCGGGCCCGAGCGACAGCACATCCTATATCAAGGCGCGCACCGCGCTAACGGTCTACCAGGCTCAGGAACGGCAGCTGTCGATCCAGAAGAAGAAGGGCGTGTTGGTGGATCGCGCACGTGCCGAGACCTTGGTGTTTCGTTTGGCCCGTCAGGAGCGGGATCTTTGGGTCACCTGGCCCACACGCGTGGCGGCGCTCATGGCCGCACAATTGTCCGCAGACATGGAGAAGGCATCCGGCAAGGCGGTGACGATCGAGACTGCGATCTTGCAGAGGGTGTTGGAAACCCATGTCCGAGAGCAGCTCGACGCCCTGGCCGACCTCAGGGTCTCGCTTGAATGATGAGGAGAACACATCTGATCTGACCGCGGGCCTCGATCTCGCCTTTGACGGCGCCGAGGATATCCTGCGCGCCTGGCGCCGAGGGATGCGGCCCGACCCGGACCTGACAGTGTCGGAATGGGCAGACAAACATCGCAAGCTCTCCTCGCGGGCATCGGCAGAACCGGGGCAATACCGAACGGCCCGCACGCCCTATCTGCGGGCCATCATGGATGCGCTGTCGCCCAACCACCCGGCGCAGCGGATCAGCTTCATGAAGGCCGCACAGGTCGGCGCAACGGAGGCTGGCAACAACTGGATCGGTTTTGTCATCCACCATGCGCCCGGCCCCATGCTGGCGGTGCTGCCCACCGTGGAGATGGCCAAGCGCACATCGCGCGGGCGGATAGATCCGCTGATTGAGGACAGCCCGGCGCTGAAGGAGCGCGTCCAGCCGGCGCGGTCTAGGGATGCAGGCAACTCAATGCTGTCGAAGGAGTTCCCAGGCGGCATTCTCGTGCTGACCGGTGCTAATTCGGCGACGGGCCTGCGGTCCATGCCGGCCCGATATGTTTTTCTGGATGAGGTCGATGCCTATCCGGCCTCCGCCGACGAGGAAGGGGATCCTGTGAGCCTCGCCGAGGCGCGGACTACGACCTTTGCGCATCGGCGTAAGGTGTTCATGGTCTCGACCCCGACCATCCGGGGGCTCTCGCGCATCGAGCGCGAGTTCGAGGCCAGCGACCAGCGGCGCTACTTCGTGCCCTGCCCGCATTGCGGCCATATGCAATGGCTGCAGTTCGAGCGGCTGCGCTGGGACAAGGGCCGGCCGGAAACCGCGGCATATGCCTGCGCGGGCTGCGAGCGGCCCATCGCGGAGCACCACAAGACGCAGATGCTCGAGCGTGGTGAATGGAGGGCCACCGCGACCGGCGCGGATCCGAACGCGATCGGGTTTCACCTCTCGGCACTCTATTCGCCGATCGGCTGGAAAAGCTGGGAGCAGATCGCGCGGGACTGGCTGGCGGCGCAGGGCTCGGACGAGATGCTACGCGCAGCGCGTAACACGCTGCTCGGTGAGACTTGGGTCGAAAACGGGGACGCGCCGGAATGGCAGCGGCTTGCGGATCGGCGTGAGGCCTTCGCTGCGCAGATCCCGATGGGTGGCCTATTCCTGACCGCCGGGGCCGACGTGCAAAAGGACCGTATCGAGGTCGACGTTTGGGCCTGGGGCCGAGGTCTGGAAAGCTGGCTCGTGGAACACATCGTGATCCCGGGCGGGCCAGATGACCCGGCCTGCTGGGAGAGGCTGACCGCCCTCTTAGGCCAGACATGGCAACATGAGAACGGCGCGTTCATGACGCTGGCGAAGCTTGCGATCGACACGGGCTACGAGTCCGCGGCGGTCTATGCCTGGTCCCGAAAGCAGGGCATCGCGCAGGTGGCACCGGTGAAGGGGCTTGAAGGCTTCAACCGTGCGACACCTGTTTCGGGGCCGACCTTCGTCGACGCGACGGTGAATGGTCGGAAGCTGAAGCGCGGGGCGCGGCTCTGGACGGTGGCTACGGCCACCTTCAAGGCCGAGACCTATCGCTATCTGCGCCTTGAGCGACCGTCCGATGAGGATCGCGCGCTGGGCGCGCCCAACCCGGCGGGCATGATCCACCTGCCGGACTGGGCCGACAGCGAATGGCTGAAGCAACTCGTGGCCGAG